AAATGTCCAATTGTCATACGAGATGGTATAGCGTGTGGATTAATAATCATATCAGGGCGTAATCCATCTTTTGTAAAAGGCATATCTTCTTCTGGAATTACCAACCCAATCGTACCTTTTTGCCCGCTACGGCTCGCCATTTTATCACCAATATTCGGTATTCTTTCTTCACGAACACGAACTTTTGCAATTCGCTGGCCTTCTTCACTTTCTGTAATAAATGTCTTATCAACGATACCCAATTGCCCTTTTTTAGGCGTTTTTGACATATCTATTTTTACCAATTTATTTGTAGCATTATTCGCAGCCAGCCCAATTAAAACTGTTTTTTCATCAACGGGTGTATTTTCACGAATAATACCAAATTGGTCTAATTTACTATAATCATATCCAGGTTTTTTTCCATTTACAGTTTCGTCGTTCTCGATATTAGTAAATAATTTTTCTACAGTAACATCGCCGGATTTTGATTTTTCTTCATGGCTTTCGTATGTACTATAATAAGTGGTTCTAAACAATCCTCGTTTCAATGCGCCTTCATTAATTAAAATAGCATCTTCTACATTATAACCAGTATAACACATAATAGCAACAATTGCGTTCTCGCCATATGGGTTCTCTTCATTATTTATATATTCCAAATATCTCGATTTTACTAAAGGAATTTGACCTGAACATAATACAACCGCTGTTTTATCCATTCTAACTTGATGATTAGTATGATACAATGAACACGCTTGTTTACTTTGCCCACACGAAAACGAATTACGTGTAGCAGGGTTATTTTCAGGAAAATTAATTAAATTACACATCATACCAAATATAAATGATTCGTGAATTTCCATATGTGTGTGTTTAGCTTTATCTTCATTTTCGATTGCTTCATTACTTAATGCAATTAGTGCATCTTCACTTTCGTTTGTATCAATATAATCTATAATAGCTTTATTTTTTTTGAATTTATCTAATTTGGCAGGGTTGAGTTCACTTTCAATGCCCTCATATAATTCATTCAATTCATACATTTTATAGTCATTTGGATTAAACCCACTCTTCTTTTTATTAAATCCAGTAATCAAATCATTCCAAGAAAAATTATCAGTTTTTATTTTGTTGATAATTTCTTTATTATCAAATGACATCTTATTGGTTTCATCATCACGATAGAAAATAGGTCTACATATACGACCACCATCAGTATAAATAAAAATGGTTTTCTGTTTAATATCAAAAGTAACACTAATGTAGATTGGTATTAATGCATTTCTACGAAACAACTTAATTTTTTTAACAACATCAATCGGATTAGAAGATATTGAACCAGCCCATAAACCATTCAATAATATTTTTGTCATATTTGCTAACATCAATGGTGAGCAATCTTCAATCTTTTTCATATCGATTTTTTCGCGCAACCATTGTATGATAGGTTCTCTTGAAATTCCTTGTGTTATGTAAGCAGAAATAGAAATGTGTTTATGGATACCAATATTACCACCATCCGGTGTATCAATAGGGTCAAACATTCCCCATTGTGTGCTATGTAACACACGAGGACCGACTAATTTAACACTCGCATCTAATGGTAAATTGGTTTTACGTAAATGACTTAATGCTGAATTAAATGATAATCTGTTCAAATCTTGAACTACGCCAATTCTTTTTGTGTGTGTTTGAGAACCCCAATTTCCTTTGAATGCTTTTCTAAAACCGGTTTCAACGATTTTTTCACGGAATACTTCTTTATAATTCTTATCTATAAGGCCATATAAATTATCCGCATATATAGATTCGTTATAATGGACAATTTCTTCAAAAGCTAATTGTATATGTCTTTGTTGAATTGTATAATATTCACGGAACAATTCATTCATCAATGTTCCTACCAATTCAATTCGTTTGTATTTAAAATTATCACGGTCAGTAGCAGGTTCTAATCCAATATAAACTGATAATAAGCGGAATACAATATAACCTAAGTAATATGCTTTATTAATGAAATTCACTTCTCCAACATGTGGTAAAAAATAATCAGATAATATTTCTAATGCATGAGCAATAGTTTTACCTTTTGTCAATATAGCAATATATTGTAAAGCATTTCGTTGTGTCATAATCATTCCTGCATCATGAACGGATGGTATAAATAAATCCATCATATTATCATATTTATTAATATCAAGTAAACAAGTAGTAATAATATCTTTATCAGAAATAATACCAAGAGCACGAAATACTATAAATAAAGGCACAGGTTTACGAACATTTGGTATATTCACTACTATATTTTTATTACTATATGAACTGGTGGGAGTTGCTATTTTGACAGATAATGTACGAATTGGTTTAGATACGTTTTCACTGACTGACCGAATTTCTGCGGAATATAAATATTTTTCATCGTTAACATCACGAATATAAAGCATATTATCAGCGAATTTTTCTTGTGAAACTACTGTTTTTTCCTTACCATCAATAATAAAATATCCGCCTAAATCATTATTGCATTCACCCATTGTATGGCGAACTTCGCGCGGTAGGTCTTTCAAAACACAATAATTAGATTGAACCATTATTGGAAATTTACCTAAGTAAATTTTTTCTAATGTAAGAGTTCTCTTTTGTATATTACCACCAATCATTGATTCTTGAATAGATTTCTTCAATAATTCACTTTCAGCAGGGGTTAATTGTAATGGAGTTCGTTTTTTTCCAAATGGGATTTTTACTGAACCACCATTTTTCAAATCTTTTTCTACTTGTTCTCGTTTTGTTTTCTTTATTTCGTTGATTTTTTCGTCTGTTAATTTACCTTCAGCACCTCCTTCTAATAAATTTTGTTTACCTTTTTTATTATCTTCATCATCACTTGATAAATTTTCATCTAATTCTTCTAATCCTACTAATTTAGGTGTCTCATCTGCACCTAAAATATCTATAAATTCAACTTCAACATCATAATGTATTGTCATTCCATAAGACATATTACGTAATCTGGCTTCATTTGGAAACATATAATGAGAATTATTATCATCATAAATGACTGGTTTACCAAAATATATTTTACTTCCATCTTTTCCACCAAGATACATTATACATTGAGAACGATAGTCATTAATTTCTTTATCAAATCTCGTATTAATTCGAACAGGATTTTTTTCTTTAAAAATCTTAAATATACCATTCTTAAAAAAATCATTATACGATTCTATATGGTGTCTTACTAAAGATTGTGGATTATCTGTAAAATATTTATCAATTAATTTCCATATAGTTGAATTATCCATTATATATAAATATCAAAATATAATTTATTATGGAATAAAATATTTATACTATTTTATTGAAAATACAAATTGGAGAAAAAATATTTGTTAGTATTATAAATTTTATTATTGTAATCTTGTACTTTTATTTACAACCATTATTATTTGATAATTGTTATCGATATTTATTTATTATAAATAATATTTAGGGAATTACTAAAAATTTCTTATTGTATTCTATAAATGAATATCGTTGATTTACTCTTCGGAACAGTCGGTAAAGATTGGTGCTTCATCAGTTTCGTCCTTGTAATTATCGCCTTCATTGGACTTCTTGGTTCTATTTCAGCAGCCATTATTGCTTTATTCAAAATAAAGAAATTCAGTTTCACAACTATTTTTGCTATTGCTTTAGGTGTTTTCGTTAATGCCTTAATGTATATGCAAACACGTGTGATATATAGTATGTGTGTTAATTCATTAAAATAATTTAGCAATTATATTATCTTACAATAAACTATAAATGAATAATTTTATTGATAGTTTATTTGGTTCTCTTAGTAAAGATTATTGTGTTTATTTTTATTATTTATCTATCCTTGGGTTTTTGTTTTTATTGATTGTATTCATTACATCAATATATATTGGAATTACTAAGAATAAAGGGTTGAATTTTTATTTAAAAATGCTTTCTATTTGTTTAGGATATGGTATTTTTTATTTCCAAAATCGATTATTATATTCTATGTGTCAAAAAATGTAAAATTTCGTTAAATAATAAAAATGCTTTTTTCATTATAATATAAGATTATGGATATTTTATATTATAGTAACCACTGTAAACATTCACAAAAAGTCTTACAAGTATTATCCAAAACAAATGTAACTGATAAAATAAGTTTTATTTGTATAGATAAACGTTCTCGTGACCCTAAAACTAATCAATTATATATTAATTTAGAGAATGGTTCAAAAGTCATTATGCCACCGAATATTCATAGTGTTCCCGCTTTATTATTAGTAAAAAAAAATTATCAAGTTATTTACGGTGGGGATGAAATTGTACAACATTTTCAACCACATATAACATCTATGAATAATCAAGCTACTAATATGAATGGAGAACCTTTAGGATATATTTTAGGAGATAATTATAGTTCAAATATTGTATCTGAACAATTTACGTTTTATAATATGTCACCAGAGGAACTTAGCAGTAAAGGTAAGGGTGGTATGAGACAAATGTATAATTATGTATCTGCTAATCAAGATGAAATTATTATTAATACGCCGCCAGATACATACAGACCAGATAAACTTTCAAATAATATTACGATTGATAATTTACAAAAACAGCGTAATGAAGAAATGAATGTTATTGGGCAACAAAAACCAGCATTCATTTAGTATTTACCGAAAAATAATATAAAAATTAAATTCGCTATTATTATAATCAAAATGACCGATAAATCATCTATACTTCGTGCATTTAATACCCATTTATTTGATTTTATTGATGATTTAATAAGTATTTTTCCAGAAAATAATGATTTAGTAATATCTAAGTCGTCGTTTGATACAATCAAACGTGCAAATCCTACTTCTATAATTAAATCGTGGGTAAAATTCGTATATATTCCATATAAAGATGTAATTGATAATAATGATATTTCATTCTTTTTTGATAAAGATTATTCTACTGATTTATCACATTTACCCAATGCAAATAAGATAATGGATATTATTGATACATTTAGAAAACCTGTTAAAGAAATGACTGATAATAATAAAGAACATACTATGAAATATATACAAAATTTGAGTAAATTATCTATGTTGTATAATGAAATGTAATTTTTTTTTTGTTTTCTGTTTTTTACTTTTTTATATTGTAATTTTTTTACAATATAAAATAATATTACGCGTTAACCCCAAATCACCTGATATAGGTGCCAAATTATTCATCATTCAATAATAAGTCTTCTTTCGTTTTCGTTGTTTCAATCTTCCCCTTAGCATATTGTCGTCTATCATAATTCAAATGATATATCATTTCGCGTGGTTCTAATTTATCAAAAAATTCGTTTACTACTCTTCGCTTAACAATAATAGGAGTGTCAGTATTTAATGATGGTAAATATAGTTCGTGATGAATTTTATAAATATGTGATGCATATTTTTTTGATATTTTAACATTTTGTTTTTGAACATAATAAGTCAAATAAGAATAGTGAACATTGGTAACAAAATTTTCATATTCTTGGTAAAATCTATAAAAAATAGTTTTATATTGTGGAAAATAAAACAAAAAATCTTGGATTTTTCCTGTCTTACGCAAAGATAAATATTGATATTGTAGATTAGGATTATTACCCCTTAATAATTTTACTTCTTCATATGTTGGGTTTTTCAATCCAGTTCGAACACCTGTTTCCAAATTAGTAACCATAACTCCCAAATTCGTAAATTCGGTTTGAATAGAACAGTTTTCAGTTTTTGCTTCTTGATAGGAAGCATATTGATATTGTTTTGGAAATAATATTGGATTATTGACATTTTTAAACAAATCCCAATTTTGATATTCTAATGGCGAAATGTATTTTACATTATTTCCATCCATTACTTCATATACAGCTACCATATAGATAGAACATTTAGAAATAGGTAAAACAATATGATTATCTGGATGTTGTAATACAAAACTATAACAACAATTTTTTGGTAATTCTTTTAATAAAGAAACTTCATTTAATGGTTGTTTTTCATGAGCAGATAATGCTTCTAAAAACATTTGATAAAATGATGTTTGGTTTTTTCTATCACTATCTAACTCATATTGATTTCTATAATAAAAATATGAACCACCAACAGCACCACGAGTAGATATTTCCCATTGTTGAATACGCTCATCAAAAAATAGATTGATCATTGTTCCTTCTATAATTTCATTCATAAAAATATTATCATCGACATCTGGGTATTTTTCAATAAATATTTCATTCTTTAATGATTTTTGTGGTGAAAATGCTAATATTTTATTTTCGGGTGATGAAACTATTAATGAACGATAATAACCATTATTATAATCATCATCACAAAGAACATCTTTATCATAATTTAAAATAGTATATGTTACTCCGGATTTACTATATGTTTTTGTTTTTATTTTACTTTCATTATATTTCACTGTATCGATAGTATATATATTGGATTGTTCTTGACAAATTGACATTATAATACTGTTATTTATTACATAATATTATAATATTATCTTTAATTGCTTTACAAAATTATAATTTAGTGCTTTATTTACATAAAAATTTTAACAGTATATAATAAATGGCTGAAAAAATGGAAAATTTAGATATTGAAGGTAATAACTCAATAAAAAATAATTCATTATCATTAGAATTAGGCGATATTATTGAAATAATTGCACCAACAAATGAAGAAATTAATGAAATGACATATTTAATTACACAAATTGGTGATAAGAATATAATTTTAATGAATGTAAGTAATTATAAATTCTATCAATTAAATATTGATAATAATGGTAGATTGACCGACGAATCTATTACTGAAGTCATTTTATTACATAGAAATGAAGAAAAAGGATTTGCAAGACAGAATAATTTATTACCAAAGACTTGGATAGATATTCATTTTGGTGGTGATATTCCAACTACGATAACTGGTGAAATTACAAATTTAGATGAAGATAAAATAGAAATTACAACATTTCCTGATTTAGAAGTTATTTACATTGATTTTGCATATAGGGGTATTCCAGAAGACATACCAATTGACGAAATTTTAATAAGACCAAAACCAGCATCAATGAAAAATATGGGTTCTCTATCTACTATAAAACAAACCGTTGAAGAAGGCGAAATATTTGAAATTCCTGAAGATAAATTAGCGTCTATGGAATATACTGAAACTGGAGAATCTATAATCAATATTCCAGAAGATGCAGAAGAAGATGAAAATATGCGTGAAAAATTACACGACATTTATATAGATGCTAATACAATTGTATTTGGTGAAGAATTAGAAGATATTATAAATATAGTAGAAATTCCAGAAGGACAACAAAGATTTGGTATTGAAACACAGGTGAATGATTTATTAGATGAATTATTATCTACTATTCCTAATACACAACGTACAAAGATTGTTTTGGATAATATACATTTATTAATCGAGCGATTTAAACAATTACGACAACATTTTTCAAAATTTGATGATAACCATAATGTTTATGACATAAAAACTGTAGGTGCTTTATATAAACCATTAGTTGATAAATTATATAATTTAGATACAAATCTTAAATGGATTTTACCTGTGGTTACTAATCGTAAAATAATTAATGATATTGAAAATATTCCAGTGGATGATATTTTAGATGATAAAATTGGTATAAGTTTAAGGAAAATAGAACAGCGCCAACTGGATTATTATGGTAAATCCACGAATAGAAATGTTACTTATTCTACTATTAATAATGAAATACAAGATGCACTCACACCGTTTAGAGAGCCTATTGATACTACTAAAAATGTATTAACAACCAAAACAGTTATGACAAACATTGAAAGTATTATTGATAATTTGGGTAATTTTTATAGTAATGTTGCTAAAATTAGTATCACACCACCAAGTAGAAAAAATAAAAAGAAATCTGTATCTGAGATGGTTCAAAAAGGACGATTTGTAATACAACAATATAATTTAGGGTTAACAAAAATGAGTGAAAAATCTTTAAAAACAGGTAAAAAAATTTATATTCGTAACGAAATGACACCAAATGATAAAATTACACTAAAATCACTAATTATGTTACCTTCACCTGTTATGCGTTTTTCAAGAATTGAATTACCAATGACAAATATTATTGATAAAGCCAATCTTCATAATGATTTTTTTATGTTATTTCGTCTTTTGAATAATAAAACAGACATTGTATCCAATATAATAGATAATTTTACAAATGAAATTGATTATGAAAAATTAGAAAAAGATACAAAACGAGAATTTTTAACAAATATACAAGAGTTCTTATTATCAGATGATATTGAATTCGATGAAGATAAATACAAACATTTTTTAGAAGTAATTATTCCAAAAACGAGAACTTTAATTCGTATTATTCGTAAATATATAAAAGATAAAGTGTCATTTATGGATGTAGTAAATTATCTGGAACCATTTTTGGTTTATTCAAATGATATCAGTTATAAACAATATTTGGAAATTCGGTTTTTTATAAAGGAAAAAATCAATGAGATAAAGAGAACCTTTGTTGAAAAATCGAATAAATATAGTATTATACGAACAAATAAATATAACGTAGATACTAAAAGTAATTCTTTACTAAAATTACTGAATGAAAAAAAGGAAATTAATGATGCTTTTTTAGAAAACTATAAATTTTTATCAAAAGATAGAGAAAATACCAAGTTATCATCAATAGAAATTTTATCTAAAATAGTGCATTTGGATAATGGTGAATTATTCATTAATTTATTAAAAACATTACTTATTCCATTGATGACACCAAATAATTTGATGGATATTTTATCTAAACCAAATGTGAATGAAATGACTGATGTTGAAAAAATTAAGCCAACTGAATGTCACCGCCGTTACTTATCGAAATATTATGATAGTTTAAAAGATTTACAAAAAGATAATAATAATAATGAACTGCATTATGATAAAGAAATGGATGATACACCATATGATATTATGAAAAACTATAAAGATGAAGAAAAGAAAATGTTACCAGATGAGTTTTTAGATTACTTGGCAGAGAACCTTGTTCAAAAACACGATTGTCCACGTGAATTCTCTAAAGAATTAGCTTCTACATTGATATTGAAAAAAAAATTAGTTCGTGATGGTGACTATGCTATATTAGAAATTAAACCCAAATTACCACCTGATGTTGATATTAATAAATTAACAGATAAAGAAAGAGAAGAAATTGAGAACGAAGAAGATTTGAGAAAAAAGACACAATATTATCGTCGTTTAAAGAATAATTGGGTTAACGATGATAAAATAGACGAAGAAGCATTTTTAGATACTAATACTTTATTTTGTAATATTGATATGAAATGTTTAAAAAATTCGAAAAATAAAGTTTGTGAAAATTTATCGGATAGTTCAGCACGATTAAATATGGTTACACAGCAAAAATTAATTAACGAATTCGATAAAAGATATGTTGTTTCAGTTGAAGAATTAGAAAAGACATTGGAAAAAGATATTGAATATTATAGAAGAAAAATCATTAAAAAACAAATATTGAATGAAATACAGTTATATAAACCAAATAATTTGGCATATGAAATCGGCAAATTAGCAAATGCTGCTGAAATTATAGTATCACCTTATTTAAAATTAAGAGATTTAATATTAGGACAAGATGATTTTGCCAAAAAACAGCAAGATATTATGAGATTTGTTGATAAATTTTGTCGTAATGCAATGGTAGATAATTTGGACGAAAATCAATATTGGTTTTATTGTATTGATACTAATACTAAGTTATTACCAGTATTTTTATATAAATTGGCGACTGAATTTATAAATGGTGGTGATTATCAATTATTATTAGATGAAATTTGTAGAGAAATAGGAACATTAAGTGATGATGGTGATGCCATTGTCGATAAACATAGTGGTTTTATTATTCGTAAATTGGATTTCAGTAGTGAAGAAGGATTTGGCGAAGGCGGATTTCGTATTATCACTCGTGAAATTATGGAAAAAGATATGGGAACAGTTATGTTAGAAACAATTAAAAAGAATGATAAAAATGAAAAAATAGTATTTGAAAGTGCAACATCGGAAATGATATATAATGTATTGAATACTATAGGTTCAAATATTGATATACCAATTGATGAAATAAGAGAATTTATTATGAGAATTTCGAACGAAGTGATGATGAAAGCAATAGTAAGTGAAGCCACTTATGAAAAAGAAACATTGAAAAAACAAGAAAAAACTGGTAAAAAAATGAATTCCTATCAAGATTATAGTAATGAATTGTCTATTCTTATTATAAGTTGTGTTTTGTTAATAAGTGTTCAAACAGCAATTCCATCGTTTCAAACTAAAAAAACTTTTCCTGGTTGTCTTCGCTCATTTAGTGGCTATCCATACGATAGTGGTGTGGAGGACTTTACCGGTATGAAATATATTGCTTGTGTAGTTGAAGGCTGTAAGAGCTCTATTCTTCCTTGGAAATCCATTAAAAAATTAAATGCTGCTAAAATTACTGACCGTATGAAGGTGATTATGGATAAATATATTTTGAAAAGAGATGATATCAATGAATTATATTTGAAAAAGAAACAATATGTTGTTTTAAATCCAGAAACAACAACAAGTGAAGAACATAGTATTAAAAAATGGGTTCATTTTTTACCTCCTGTAGTGAATTATTCTATTATCAAAAAAATAAACAATATTTCACCAGATTTTCATAGAGAATTTGTTGCTTTGATGAATGATGGAAAACCTAAACAACACGAATATTATAATATTATGAAAAGTAAAGCATCTCAATATGGGTTTGCTATTATTGAAACCATCAATAAAATAGTAAAATCGAAAGATTTGATATTGAAGACATCATCGATGATACCATTTATGGAGAATGCTTGTTGTAATGATAATAAAACATTTATACCAATAGTTTATTTTATAGAAGAAGACGAGAACATCAAGGTTTATTTGACTTCTATCTTAAAATTAGGGTTGGTATTAAAAGATGTAAGAGAAATTTCAAAAGCATCAATGATTTATGACCCTGCGTTTACAGGTATTAAATATCCTACTATACCACTTGGTCACCTAGAAGAAAATATATATGCTGCATTTATACACTATTGTAATTTTGACCGTAGTTTACCTATTCCTGAAAATTATAGAATTATTTGTAGTGAAAAACCACAAGGTTACCAAACTCAATGGACTTTACAAGATAAAACCGAATTCTTAAAGAAGAATGGTAAAAATTATACTGTAAATAATCTGTATCAATTGATGAATTATGTAAACAATGATAATTTGGTGGAAATTATAAAACCGATTGCTTTTACAAAAGTGGATATAATGAAAGATATTATAGATAGTTTGGATAAAACCGATTCATTGATTATTGATAGTAATATGAGAGAATTATTGAGAGCTGTTTTACGAACACATAATCCAAATGCGATGGTATTTGAACCTACTAATGAATTGAATAATTTAAAAGATTATTTATATGATAAAAATGAAAAATTAAAAGACATTATATTCGACTTTTTTAAAACAAATGCTAATTTTATGTCGAAAAATGATTTAAAAAATATGATTACTTTCGTATCTAAAATAAGTAGTTGGCAAGATAATAAACAAACAAATGATGAATTGTATTCATTTATACAATATATTAAAAATGTTATACATTCTATATCTTCAATATATCCAACTGTTATATTCAATAATATTAAAGATTATAAAGTTCCAAAACATTGGGGTTTATCACCAAATGATAATTTGAAAGTAATGAATATTATAGAAAAATACTACGAAAGTATAGATAAATTCAAAGGCGATACTACTATTTTAAGATTATTACAAGAAATTACTATTACTTTGGAAAACGTACAATTATTTTCGAATAATATACCGGTTATTTCACCTATTATAAAAGATGATAAAGAGTTCTATTCCATTTTTGATAAAAATACCATAATTTCATTATATATTTATCTATTTTATTCTACATTGAATGAATTCATTGAAATGAGTGATGATAGTGACTTAATAAATGCGGATATTGAGGTAAATAAACAAGGTCGTCGTAATATTATAAAAGACAAATCCAATGAAGCAACTTTTATTAGTGGTTATGAAGACGAGTTAGATGAAGATTATGCGGATTTAGAAAATGATATGGAAGAAATAGATATTAAAATAACAGACCCTACAGAATTTAAAGAACGCATTTGTAAATTATTAGTAGCATTTTTAGAAATTGAAGAAAAAAATAAAAAAGCTATTAATTTTACATATGAAAATATAGTAAATCATACAAGACACTTTAAAAATAAAGAAAAAAAATCAATAACTGACTTTCTTGGTAAAATGTCCAAAGAAGACCGTAAAATAGAAGAAAATATGAAAAAATTTAAAATCGGTCGCTGGAATGTTGGTATGCAAAAAGGTTTGTTTCAATATGATAATGCTACTAATGAGCGTGAAACAAATGATTTAGTAAATTATCTTATGCAAGATATGGAAGAAGGCACTGTTGATATTGTCGGGGAAATGATGATGCAAGTCTATAATATCGGTAATAATGCTGAAATGGTTGAAGTAAATGATTTAGAACAAATGGAAGAACAAAATAATGAAGAATTCTATGATAATGAAGCATTTGATATCCAACATTTAGGTGAAGATTATACAGATGGTGATTATTATAATGAAGACGACAACGATTTTGAAGAATATTAGAAAACAAAAACAAAAATATTTTTATTATAAATTCAATAAAAATATTTCAAAATATATAGTAGGAATAAGAATATTATGCCAAATATTAAAGGATTTATTCGATACCATAAATTAAATGTTGCTATTTTTATATTTTTAGTATTGTTCTCTATTATTCATTTTATAAAACCAGGATTTCTTTATAATAATGAAGGAGGTTTTCGGCCTTTTGGTGTAGGATATAAAAACAAAACTGTTATTCCTATTTGGATTATTTCTATTATTTTAGCAATTCTATCTTATTTAGCAGTATTGTATTATTTGCGACACTTTTAAACCAATGAAGAATATAAATCCGCTATTGCGGGTTTACATTCTTCGTGGTCAATGACCGATAAAGATTTTAATATCGCCCAGCGGGAACATTGAAATCTTTATCGGTTTAATGAAAATAAAATATTTTTCTGTGTATACCATATAATAAATATGGAGCGTGGACTTGTTATGGTTTTTCATTCTATTCTTATTGCACTTTTGTTGTTTTTTATTATGTTCTTTTTACTAAAACAACCAATAAATATTGCTGAAGACCGCAGTGTTCTTATTGGCGGAATTGCTTTAGTATATATGGTTCTCTTTGGACATGGGCTTCCTAATAAAATGAATAGAAATATTTATTAGATAAACATTATAGTTCTCAAATTTTTTTGATTATATTATTTTATATAATCAAAACAAAGTTGTACAATGGATTATTACCCAAAATTGATTGAAAACTCCGCAAAAAATTATTTATTTCAAACATTAAAACAATGTCATAATAATCGGGTAACTATTTATTATTATGTTTATAATATTGGTATATTTTTATTATTTATTTCGATTGTCGGGTTAACATTGTATTATTGTAATAAAAATAAATTAAGCGATTTAGATAAACGAAAAAGAATGCTTATTGACCAGCAATACATTTTATCAAAAATACGTTATTATAAAGAAGATATAAAGGAACAACGAGAGAAGCAAAGTGATATTACTAATTTGCCTTTTGTATCTCAATAAATGTTGTTGAATAAATTATTGTCAACAATATATTATTATATCATACTATTATAATATTACTAATGCAAAAGTTTACAAAATCCATATTAAAATTGAAATATAAATCACCAAATATTACACGCAAAGCACAAACGAATTTAGCAATGAAAAATAATGAACGACGCAATGAAATAAACCGTTATGCAAGTCATTATTTGAATGGTGGTACACCGTCTTTAGAAAATGATCAACAGCCATTGTCAAATAAAAATAAAAGTGAAAAGAATTCAAATAATAATGATATTTCGGGATTGGATAATATAAATGAAAAATATGAAAATTCTCTAACAAAAAAATGGATTAAACTAATTCCAATAAATAAAACAATATCATTTGAAGAATATAATAGAAAAGAATATTTCACTCCAATAGCAGATATTATTTTGGATAGCGAAATAGTTACTACTGGTAAAAAAGAAGGACAGAAAAAAAGAATTACAATAATTCAATTTGTTCCAAAAATTTCCAACTATGAATTTAGTAAGAAAAATGAATGGTTATATTTATTTGTTATAAATGGTAGAATTGTAAAAATTGGTGGTACGCGAACTGGTATAAAAAACCGGATTGCGTCTTATCTTTGTGGTCACCATACTGCAGAAAGAGGTAAATCAGGAGATTGTTCCAAAACTAACGCATTTATTTATAATACGTTTGAGTTTTATATAAACTCCGGATGTAAAATAGAAATGTACGGTTATGAATTACCAAAAATGGAATTCACTATTGAAATATTTGGAAAAGAAAAAAAAATTACTGCACAAACTTTTCACGCGTATGAAAGCACATTTTTAGATGATTATAAGAAAAATTATAAAGAATATCCTATATTGTCCGATAATTGCGACCCTGATTATAAAGAATAATTTGCGCACATTTATATATTAGCATTAATATAACTCATTTCATCTTCTGTTATATTAAAATAACTATAAATTTCTTGATGATTTCCAGAATATTCAATTTCTGGAATAGGAAAACTTTGTAATATTCGTATATTGTTAAAATTACCCCAACGACAAATGTTATTTATAAATACATATAAAGGATGTTCTAATATTTGTAAATATTTTTTTGCTTGTTCTTCGTTCGAACATAATATAAATACAATAGATTGTGTCATTCCGCAATTATCTATAAAAACTTTATATTTATCAGTTGTTGATATAAACACTTTATAACCTTCTTGGAATTTATGAGGTCTTGACGAATATACAGTTTGACTTGGCGTATGAATTAATTTATATTTGAAAATGTTATTTTGCTCATCCCGAATAAATTGAGCCTTTGTATATTTATGCAAATCACTACTTGTTTTAACATCAAACTTTTTAAGTATTGCATTATCAATTGTTTTTGATAATATATTTTGCACGGTTTGATTATATAATAATGGAATGTATTTGCGTTGCTTAGATATAACAGAACTATTGTATTCTTTTTTTTTCCATACACCAGAAATATTAATATTTTTATAAAATGGACAATTTTGAATTATATACCAAGTAAAGCTTGACCCTATTTTTTTAAAATATTTTTTTGCTGTGTGTATATCTAAATGTATTATTTGTAGTGATGTAATAATTTCAATTAATACATTTCTATCAGCATAAGACATCCAATTGTCTGGTGTAATAAACAATAAATAACCATAAGGTTTTAATTGTGATAATGCTTTTTCAATAAAATCTTTAATTAAATTATGATTTTTTGAAGCTCTTTTACCGTTTTCTAATAATTTAGCATAAGGCGGATTAGCAACAATCAAATCGTATTTTTTTTGACTATTAAATGTAATAAAATCGTGATTAGTTATTTGTAGATTATATTTTTCACTACAAAATACTTTACGAACATTTTCTAATCTATCTTCATTAATATCATTAAATTCCATTATTTGTTCTAATATTGTTTGTTTATTATGATATTTCAATAGTTCAAATATAATTGGAATACTAAAATTTCCATTACCACAACAAGGGTCTAATATAGACAAATCGTTTTTTTTCCATAAATCATTCGGGATTTTACTTATCATTTCACTTATGCAATCAATTGGCGTAGGTTCGTCATTGCTGGATTTATAAGTGCTTTTATCTATATTTAACTTTTCATCGTAGTATTTTTTCAATTCATTAAAACTAGATGTTTCAATTGTTATATTTGTTTCATTTTCTATTGCATTTGGTTTTACAATAAAAGTATTTTGAATAGGGGAGCATAATTGAATATTTAATTTTGTTAATTTTTCTTCCACTGATTTATCAATTAGTTCTTTTATTTTATTTTCATTAATACAAGGCGTTTTCCTTTTTTGGTGTTGGGTATAATGAGAGTTACTATTGAATTCTTTACCGCATTTTTCACAACTATTTTTAATCATATTTAGTGTATATTATATATTGTAATATATAATATTTTTAAATCAATTTTATTACAATATTTTATAGTGGTTCTGTTTTACGCCAATGGACATGGTATAATTCAAAAAAATTGAATAATATTTTTTATTTTTAAATTTAAACAAATTATTAACCATATTGTATTTGCATTTGAACAGTCTATTTAATTTATACTTATATAATACTTTCAAACTAACTTAATATCAACAAAATGTCATCTCTTATTGAATATAGTTATGCACAATTCCATAGTCATCCTGATATGCCTATTTCTAAAATTATAGATGAAGACGAAAAATTTGGCACTATTACATTAAAAATAAACAAAACAAATATTACTACTACTCCAACTTTATTCTTATTTACTATTGATACTACTGGATCAATGAGCGAAAGTGCTTATAAAAATGTATCAAAAATGACTGTTGTAAAACAAACATTCAATAGTATGATTACTTATTTATCTAATTTAGAAACACCAATATATATTCGGGTTCATTCATTCAATGAAACAGTAAAAGTCGTAGTAAATAATATGTTAATTACAAATGTTAATTATACTGAAATTATATCCAAAATTGATAATCTATTACCTGATAGAAGCACAAATATAGGTGATGCGTTAAAAAATGCCAATGATTTAATGGAAAAATATTCAAATGAAAATCCAAATCATCAAGTTGTTCATATATTTATGACGGATGGTGAAGCTACATTTGGAATTACGAATGAAGGCGAACTAACTAAATTAGTAAATACTTCATTCTCAAATAATTTCGTTGGATTTGGACTTGACCATAATGCATCATTATTAAAAAAACTCAGTGATTTGGAAAATAGTGAATATATGTTTGTGGATAATATGGAAAATACTACAATGATATATGGTGAAACTATTCATCGTTATTTATATTCTGCTATTAAAAATGCTGAAATTGTAATAGAAAATGGTGTTATTTATAACTGGAAAACAAACACTTGGGATAATAAATTAGTGGAACCTATTATAATAAGCGAAGTCGAGAAAGTTTATCATATTAAAAGTAAAAATATAGAAGAATTAGAAATAAAATTATATGGTGTAATAGATAGTGATAACAATAATAGTCAATTATTAGATACTATTGAGTTGATGCCTGATTTGATTTCGTTGAATAATATAAAAAATGAACAACAAATAGATGAACAAGAAATAGATGAAGATAACTATGTAATACAACCAAATGATTTATCCAAATATATTTTTAGACAAAGAACACAAGAATTACTGTTTATTTCTAAAAATTTAGTTGATAATGATAGTAGCGAAACAAACAATTTCAAAACTGAATTGAAATCATTCTTCACAATTATGCGTGATTATATGAAAAATAACGATTTATTAAAAGATAAATTTATGATAACATTGTGTGATGATATTTGTATTACTTATCGTTCAGTTGGAACTCCAGTTGGGTTGATGTATAGTGCATCTCGTTCCACTTCACAAGGACGACAACAAACATATAATGTAACTCCTATTGCCAGAAACAGAGATTTACATCATTTCCCAATTAATAGAAGTTACAATAGTTTAATGCCACCACCATTAACGCGAGGAGGCACGGGCGTTGTAAATAATTTAACTCAAGAATTTATAGAAGATACATATTTTGATTATAAAGGATTGAATATAAATACAGGCATAATTGATAATGAAATTAGTTGTGGAGAATGCGAAATTGATAATTACGAATTATCAAATGATATTACGAGTTGTTATGCAAATGAAGGAACATTAAATACTATGCGTTCTATGAGCCAGATTTAATATTATATTATTATCAACAAAAAACAAAACGAAAACCCAAAAAAATAAGAAAAAACAATAATAATTATATGGTTATTTTTTTATTGTATAATTCATAGAATTTATATAATATATTTATCTATAAAACATAATAAAAATATATTTTTTAATAATATATTTCAATGGAGAGACAACAAATCCCTGATAATTTCAACACTGTTATTTTAGATTTTACCAAAGATTTATCAATTACTTATCCAGAGTATTCTTTTTTATGGTCAAAATGGATGGTCGATAATATTGATGAAAATAGTTCAAAAGAACTATTTGAATATTGTTTAACTGTTTACCCTGAACGATTTTTTGATATTTTATATCAAAATGCTGATATTTTCAATAGTGATAGTGAAATTAATACAACATTTTTACCAAATGTAGATTTTAAATTACTATTTAATTGTGAAGGTGTTAGTGAAAATACTAAAAAAACCATTTGGAAATATTTACAATTAATATTATTTACTATCGTTGGTGGTGTTAAAGATAAGGCAACTTTTGGTGATACTATGAATATGTTTGATGGCATTGATGAAAATGAATTGAATGAAAAATTAAAAGAAACTATGTCTGGCATTAGTGATTTTTTTTCAAATATTACAGATGATAGTAATAACAATAACAAAAATACAGAAAATAATAATAATGAAACACCATTCGATATTCCAAATATGGAAAAGATGTTTGAAAGCATGAATATGAATGAAGAATTCAAAAACGCTTTTAATAATAACAATAATAATAAAATGGGTGGAATGCCAAATATGGAGAACATGCAAGAACATTTAAAATCATTATTTGATGGTAAAATTGGGTCGTTAGCGAAAGATATGGCAGAAGAAATTTCGGAAGAATTCCAAGATATTTTAGGTTCAGATGGCGATGATGTTAAAGATACAGGTGATGTTCTAAAAAAAATGATGAAAAACCCTAAAAAAATTATGGATTTGATGAAAAAAATTAGTGGTAAATTAGATACAAAAATGCAAAATGGTGAAATTTCACGCGATGAAATTATGAAAGAAGCGAGTGAATTATTTGGTAAAATGAAAGATATGGGTGGAACTGACCAATTTACTGAATTATTTAAAAATATGGCAAAAAATATGGGTGGAATGGGTAAAAATATGAGAATGGATACAAATGTATTGAACAGAATGACAAAACAACAATCTACCCGAGAAAGATTATTAAAAAAATTAGAAGCAAAACGCAAGGTCGCATTGGAAAATGAAATGCGTATTCAAAATAATCCACCAATAAACTATTCGTTACAACATGGAGAACAGCCAAATAATCTTGTATTTAAATTAGATGGTATGGATAACCAAGAAAAATCATATATTCATCCAGATATATTAGCGGAAATGGAAAATGAAACTAAAAAACCAATCGAAGAACCTAAAAAGAAGAGTAAAAAGAAGAAGGGTAAGAAATAAATTTTCCAGTATTTCTTTTCATTTAGTATAATATAGAAATTATAAAAATGGGACTATTTACAAAATATATTAATTTACCTATTTTTATCATTAGTTTATTAATCGGCATTTGTTGTGTATATATTACTATGCCAGATACACGAAAAATATATGTTTATCCTACTCCTGAAAATGTCAATGTTTTACAATATAAAGATAAAACCGACACTTGCTTCTCTTTTAAACAAAACGAAGTTCCTTGTCCTAAAAATAGTAGCGAAATATCAGTTGTTCCATCTCAATCATAGTTTTCTATAATTTATTAGTTTGTAAACAAAAATAGTATTTTTATATTATATAATTACATAATATAAAGATGAATTTGAAACGATTAATAACATCACCATTTGGTAAAATAGTATTATCAATTCTATTGGGACTTGGTTTAGCAAGTTTATTTAGAAAGGTATGCAATGATAAAAATTGTATTGTTTTTAATGGCCCAATTATTAGTGATATAGATGGTAAAACTTATAAACACGGTGATAAATGTTATAAATATACAACTCATCCAGATAAATGCGATAGTACAAAAAAAATTATTAATATGGGAGAACCTCTTTCAAAAACACTTGTATAAATATTATTATTCTTATTATTTTATATTTTATAAATAAAAAACTTCATAGAAAGTAATTCGTTATCTATACAATCTTTAGATAATTCAATATTGTATAGTTTTTGAATGGAAAAAACAACCAGAATAGCCGATTTACCAGAGAACATTACTGTTCAAATGCCTTCATATAATCCAAATATTAACCAATCCAATACTATGAATGCTGGCTTTGATAGTCAAAATAATTATATTCCTATCAATGTTCATCCAAATCCATATGGTATTTCAGCTCAAAATCCTATAATGCCTATACCACAACAACCCAATGTTCAACAAATGAACCCTATGGAACAAATTTCTGTACAGAAACCAAAACAGCAATTTTCAGACCAACAAATGTTAGAATTACAAAATATGCAGCAAATGCGTCTACCTTCACGTGATATTCCTATTGATACTACAAGTTATTTACAAGATGAACAAATCCAACCGAATTATATTCCAAGACCCAATATAAGTAGCGATTATATCCGTGATTATGAACAAACTACTGATAAACATATTAGAGAACACGAACAAAAAAAATACAGAGAAAGTAGAATTGATGAAATTTTAACAGAACTCCAAACCCCAATTCTAATTTGTATATTGTTTTTTTGTTTTCAATTACCAATTATTAATACTATAATATTTAAAAAGTTCTCTTTCCTCTCATTATATAATGAAGATGGCAATTTTAATTTTTATGGATTATT